TTCCTGGTAATGACTTTGCTATAAAGTCTTCTAGTAAATCTGTAAAATCTTTTAAACCTTTTTCTTTTTTAAATCTTTCTAATTCTTCTGCTAATAAAAATAATGTGTTTCTTTCTATATCTAATATGTTTTGTCTAGAATCATAATACTCTAGTAAGTCCATACGTTTAACTCTAGCTGTATTAATAATAGTTAAGTATTCATTATCTGAATTAAATGTACCATCTTCAGATGAATAGTTTGCAGTCTTAATAGGTATGCCACATTTCTGCCCAAATTCCTTATAGTCTTCTATCTTCATCATTTTTTCTTTAGTCATACCTAAATTTCTAAAAGCTAATGAATGTAAAGTTCTAAAATTAGATAGATCATTCTCTATATCTAATCCAAATTTCTCAGCTGCACGATTAGCCGCCTCTGTTGCGGCTTTTTTAGTAAACGAAAAGTACCCAATTTGCTTAGGTCTTATCCCCTGCTTGATGAATTCGTCCACTAAGTTTAACAACGTTGTTGTCTTTCCCGTTCCTGGTGGACCCAGTATTATTGTTTTCATACTTCTTCAACTTCCTTTCTGCTCTTTCGAGCCACATTTGTGTTAGTTCTAATTCTTCTTTTAATTGTGCTATCTCTTCTCTAAATCTAAGATGCCAATTGATACCTATTTTAAAAGTCATCTTGTTGGTACTCCACTTTAGAAACTGCTGCGTCTAGTTTTTTCATAGTTTTAATTTTAACAACTCTTGGCTGTTGTTGTTTAACCCTTAGTCTTGTTTCCTCTACAAAGATATCTTCTAATCTTTTAATTAAGTTACCTGTCTTAACCTTATCCATGTCCCAATTATTCTTTTTTAAGAATGAATAAAAGTCTTCCATTCTAAAATAAGTAAATCCGCTTTCCGTGTACGGCAGTTTATTAAATATATCGTCCATGGTTCTTGCACTCTGTCTGTTGGTTGTCCAATCTTGCAACAACCCTGTAATTTCATTCATAGGATTTAAAGACTCCAATGGTTCTACTTCTTGTAAGTTTTGCATCATAGGTTTTAAAAAATGCTGCTTCCAATCTTTAGGTTTAGGTACAGGTACTATTAAGTTTGCTTGATCTAAACATGCTAATGCAAATAATGGTGGGCTATATAATTGTTCTGTTTTTAATTCTACTCTAGTCTTATCTACATTTAAAAACCATTGCGGCGGTGTTGATGTATACTTAGTTAAACTTCCAAGTACTGGCATTTCTTCTTCGCCAAAACCTACACCAAATCTTTTAGTTCTACATAAACCAGATTGACATACTGCATTGATAGGTGCATCTTTACATCTATACTTATCATAACCTTTTCTATTAACTGATTTAATTAATTGTTGAACTTCATTATTACTTAATGGTGGTTCCATGTATTCCATGTTAGCTTTTACAATTTCATCTTCCCAAGTATCCGGATTAGATTGTTTGTAATATACTGCTACATTAAATAGTGCATTGTTTCTGGAACCCTCACCAAAACCTATGGATGCTAACTTGTTTAAGCAAGGGGGTCCTCCAGGAAATGCTTCTTCTATTTTTTCTTTTTCAATTTTAATTTCTTCGACTTCTTTTTTCGTGCGACTGTAAACATCATAGAGCTTATAAAATTCCTCAAGTGTACAACCGGCGCCAGTATCGTTGATAGCATAACGTAGTCCTTTCATTTGATTGTGGTAAGGTAAGTTTAGAAAGTTTCCAGTGTCACCACGTTCCACTAAAATTTCTGTTTGTTTTGGAAATATTTCTGACCCTTCGTAACCTAATACAAGTGCCATTTGTTTTAATTTTGATTGCATCAATGATGCAGGTATATTTTCTTTAGTAAATAAAAATACGTGTGCTCCTCCAGATTTAGATCTGCAAAGAACTACTGGAAGTTTAAGATTCCGAATACTTTTAATGAGGCTAACGTGATCAAGGTCATATTCGTCAATATCAATGCACCCCCACCTACAATCATTATTTTCTGTGATAGGGATAATCCCAAGGGCGGGTCCTTCTCCTCCAAGGTGATTGGTCCAAAGTTCATCGGTAACGGTTTTACGAACAATAAAGGCTTTTCCTTTTTGTTTACTACCATTCTCTCCTCTGTCACCGGGTTGATACTGCCCATATGCTATTGTTAATCCACTAAAAATTTGTTTGAACTTATCCATATATTTCATTCTGCTTTCTTTGTAAAGGGGATCTTGCGATCCCCTTAAAATTAAATCTAGTACGGAGTACTATCTTTACTTTTCTCTTCCACATTCTCTTTTGTTTGCACGTCTCCTTTAGCGACACTAGAATTAAATTCTTTAGACTGTAAGTATAAAGATTTATCCTCTTGTCCCATAATTCTGTCTTGTGTAATAGACCAACCATACCAAGAACCTTTATCGTTCTTCTGTACAGCTGAAGCTAAATTATACACAACTCCATGCATTGGTGGGATTGCAAATCCACCCTTACCATCAGCAATTTGTATGGTTTTCATCATAGAATTCCAATTTTTACTGACAGAAAGCTGCGAAGATTTCATAGTAATCAACGCTGGCGTCATTCCACCTGCTTTAGTTTCCATTAATACATAGTAATAAGCAGTTTCCTCTAAATAGTTACCATTAGGTAATCTAATTTTAGATCCTTCTCTCTTACCTGTCTGAATAATCGGACTATTGGGTAAATGTACTGCTACTGTAGCGGCCATCATATCTCCTTTGTCTGATTTTTCTGGGTAGTCTTTTTTATAATAACAAGGAATAACTTTAATTCCTTTTTTACCATCGAATATTTCGTTAGTAACATTATTAAAAATCATACCTGGTTTTGCACCATCTATGTATTTACCATCACCTTCATTTACTTGAGCTGATAGCTGTCCTAAGATTCTGACATATGGCAATGCCATATCTTCTTGTGTCATATTCTCAAAACCTTGTTGTAGATCATTACCAAATAAGGCTACTGATCCCGCTTCTTTGTTCATTACTTCTTTACTCATTTTTCTTTATCCTTTGTTATTTCCGAGTTATTTTAGTTTTATCTTTAATCCAAAGACTAAAGCTTTCAGAAGGCATATCCAGCCCGGACTGGACACGCTCCTGATATAGAGCCGTCAATGTATTCCAAGCCACATCAGATTTCTGTTGCGGTTCAAAACCATTTTCAGCTGCAAGGTTAAGCAATTGCTCAGCCTTGTCATCTTCTCCCTTACCAAAAGATACAGTTACATTGTTTTTAATAATGTCCCCTAATCCCTGGTCACGAAGCCATTGTAAGCAACTCTCTCTCCTTAATTCATCTTTAGGAATAGTTGCTCTAAATTCTTTTCTAACAGCGACCTTAGATCCATCAGCTAATTTAATTTCTGATAAACCTTGTTCAGCTAATAGTTCTGGTATTACCCTAGAACCTATATCTTCTGCCTCTGCTTTTTTATTTTTTAATTGCTCTTCAAGTGAAGCTATCTCATCTTCTTTTGTTTTTAGCTTAACACATTCAGCAGCTATAGTTGTTATCTCTACGTTATCTAAAAGATCTTTCGAATCATTTAGCATCATATTGGTTACTTCATTACTCATAGTCTTTCTTCTTTCTAGTTATAAAAGTCTAATTCTAATGGGTAGTATCTATACTCTCTTCTATCCCATTTTAAAACATTAAACTTTCCGTTGGTTATATCACTTATAGCAATATTGCAAATCCCAATTATAATAGGATCTCCTATCGCTAACAAATAATCTTGTGGTCTTATATTTTGTAAGTTTTTTTTCATTTTTCTCACGAATGGAGAAGTAGAATATATGGCTTGAGATTCTGGTCCAGTATTTGGTAAACAAATAACTAAGTATCCAAAATCAGATGCACTTAATATATTTATATTTGCCGGTGGTTGTTGTGCAACATAGACAAATTTTTCTTCAGGATTATTTTTATAAAACTCTAAAAATTCTACTAAAGATTCTGGTTTATATAATTCAAATATTTTATTCTTCATTCTAATTTCTTTTTTACTTGACAGAAGTTATACTGTGATTTATATAATTGTCAACTAGAAAGAAGAAATAAATTATGAATTATAAATTTAAAACAAAACCTTATGCACATCAATTGACTGCATTAGAAAAGTCGTGGGATAAAACAGAGTATGGTTATTTCATGGAGATGGGAACTGGTAAGTCTAAAGTGTTAGTTGATAACATGGCTATGCTTTATGACAAAGGTAGAATTAATGGGGCCATTATTGTAGCACCAAAAGGTGTATATAGAAACTGGTTATCACAAGAAATTCCAAATCATTTAGCTAGTCATATACAACCTAAAGTAGTACTATGGACGGCTTTAACATCTAAAGCAAAAGATAAAGAGTATCAATCATTATTTGAAACAGGACATGATCTACACATCTTAATTATAAATGTTGAAGCACTAAGCACTAAAAAAGGTTTAGAGTTTGCAGCTAAGTTTATGAGTTGTCATGAAACAATGCTTGCAATAGATGAATCCACTACTATTAAAAATCCTACTGCCAAACGTACCAAGTCAATTTTATTACTAGGTAAGCAGGCTAAATATAAAAGAATACTTACAGGATCTCCAGTAACTAAATCACCATTAGATTTATATACTCAGTGTGGTTTTTTAAATTCTTTTCTTTTAGGTTTTGATTCGTTTTATGCTTTTAGAAATAGATATGCCAACATGATAGATAGAAATTTTGGTGGTCGTAGAGTTCAATTAATAGGTAGCTATAAAAGACTAGATGAACTTGCAGAAAAACTTAAAAAGTTTTCTTACAGAGTACTCAAAGAAGATTGCCTGGACCTACCAGAAAAAGTTTATGTTAGACGTGAAGTTGACCTTACAGATGAGCAAAGTAAAGCTTACGCTACTATGAAATCCGCTGCCCTCGCTTTACTAAAAGGCAAGATGGCTACCGCACCCCACGTACTGACGCAAATGATGCGACTGCACCAGATTACTTGTGGTCATTTAAAAAATGACGATGGTACTGTAACAGAAATTAAGAATAATAGATTAACAGAACTTCTAAATTTACTTGATGAAGTTGAAGGTAAGGTCATTATTTGGGCTAATTATATCCATGATATTGAGCATATTGTTAAACAAATAGGTAAGAAATTTGGAGAAGATTCTATAGTACAATACTATGGTGCAGTTCCATCTGACCAACGTC